ATGTTGCACATGCCGCGCGAGTCAAGGATGATGGGGTTGGTGTTGGCCACCAAGCCGTTAGCGTCTTGGTACGTCGCCACAGGAGTGGACGTGCCAGCTTCGTAGGTGAAGACCTGCCCGCCGACGAGCGGCTGCCCGTTCGCGTCAAAGAACTGTTGTTTGGGGTTGGGTGAGAGAAGAGCCATGTCTTAATCCTTGTTGGCCATGCCGGTTAATTCTATCCGTGTTGGGGCTAAAGCGTTACTGCTAACGCCTAGCGCAGTCAATTTAGCTGGGCTCAACCCTGATCGCGCTTTGCCAAGATCAGCTAGAAACTTAACCCGATCTTTAGCGGGCAAAGTATCTAGCAATTCATTGACGTTTTTGCCAGACCTAAACGCTTCTTTAAGTATGTTAATTGTTTTAGCGTCTACTTTACCTTCAAGAATACTGATCGTCTTGTTTGCAGCTGTCGCTATGGTATTTAAGAAAGGGATCCGTATGTTGCTTTTATTGTTAGCCAAAATTTCAGCTAAAGCAACTTTACCTTTACTTGCTTCATCTGCAATTTTAATGTCCCGCTTTAGCTCGCCCGCTACTTTGCTAGATGCAGCCATTTGTTCGGGCGTAAACACGTCCTCAAGACCACCAAAGCGTGGGTTTTGATCAGCGCGTTTGATCAGCGCGTTCTCGCCTTTGCCCATCGCGTTTAAGAATGCATTTGCGCGTTCGCCGCCTGCTTCGCCTGTAAGCGTCTCTTGCATGGCGTTCAAAATCTTGGCTTGGTTGACCGGACCTGATAGCTCAGCGTGTTGCTTACGCGCTAGCCCGTACAAAGGTGACACACCAGGTTGGTTCGGTGTACCTACAATGGCGGCCAATAACTTTTCTTTTGTCGCCGCCAACGCCGCGTCGCTGTAGTTATTCAACGCTGTTGTAGCGCCGCGATTCTTGAACTGGTTGTCAATCGCAATCTTCATGTAATGCAGACCGTCAAGCGTGGTCATAGGATCTGCAAGCGTAATACCTTTGGTTGCCGCTAATGTACGCGCTTCTTTGGCCGCCGCGTCGATGACGGGGTTGCCTTTGAGCGCTTGCAAGGCTGGCGACACGTGCTCTACGGGGTAAGGCCCCGCAACACCAGACATCATGTTGGCGTGTCGCTGCTCCATTGCCAGATTGTTGATCCGTTGCGTTTCTGCCATACGCGCGCGGTCATACGCGACTCCGCTACCGGCTTTAAGTGTTTCTTCGGCAGCGGCTAAATCAGGCGTGACGTTTTGTATCGTGGCTTTACGGGCCGCTTCTTGCGCTTGCGCTACTTTTAGACTGCGGTCAACATCTTGCTGCGCAACCCCTGCGGCCAAGGCTTGATACGTAGGCGCAACTTCGCCAGCGGCAGCTTGAGCTGCGGTCAAGTCAGCAGGCGCGGCGGCATTAGCTGCACGGATAGCGTCAAGGTTTTGACCTGCGGCTTGACGCGTGATGTTTGCAGCCTTAATGCGAGGGTCAAAATAATCTCTAACCGCGCCCATAGCATTAGCGGCGACAGGTAAAGATTTGTCAATGCCCGCAATGACTGGCGCCATTGGGTTGGTGTATTTGCCTGCGGTAGTAAGTGCGGAGCCTACGTCCTCAGCTATTTGCCCCGCACGGGCCACTTTGCCCGCAGTAGGCGCAACAGCACCAGCTACACGGGCGGCGGTAGAGCCTTCACCTTGCAAAAGACCGGCTAATACCGCAGCGTCTGCTTTACCTGCAACTTTGCCAGCTTTAGAAAGAAGGCCACCACCACCAGTAAGCACGGTAGATAAGTCGCCCATCACGCCGACGGGATCTGTGTACAGCTTCTCTTTGAAGCCTTCAATCGTGCCGTAATCTTTGGCGTATTGACCGCCAACAGCGTTTGCTACTTTAACTGCACGCTTTGCGGCGTCAGGATTAACCTCAAAATAATTGACGGCATCAACAACACCTTTAGGCAATGCGTTTTGCAGCCCGCCTGCGGCTACGTCAAGCAGCCCACCAGCAGTATCGATCGGATGCGCGATAGCGTGGCCTACACCACCAAGCATGGCGCCCGCGCTTTTGACTACGTTCCCCGCAAATCCACCTACACTGCGCTCGTTGGCGGGTGCTGCTGCTGGCGCTGTTGCGCCGCCAAATTGTTTAGCGAGAGCAGCGTAATCTACTGCTGGAGCAGCAGTAGACCCACCGTACTGTTTGGCAAGTGCTGCGTAGTCCATTATGGGATACCTGCTGCTTTCTTGAACTGCGCGGCGGCGTCAGGCGTTGGAAATGTGTGTGATTGCCCGTCGGGTGTCACAACAACATTTGGTGCGGCGGCAGGCGCGGCGGTAGCTGATGCTTTATCCAGAATTGCACGCGACGTTGGGTTCAGGAATGTCGATCTAAAATCGTCTCGTTTAGTTTGGCGCTTGTACGAGTTTTCAACTTCACCTAAACGTGTGGTTAACAGGCCAGTTGTTGTGTCGATTGCACCTGCAAACTGAGCAGGAGAAGCTGCCTTACCAGACAAGCCGCTGACAAATTCTTCACGTTCACGCATACTTCCTGACGTACCGATAACAGATTTGGCGATCTCAGGGCCGACGATTTGAACTGCCATCTGCAAGTTAGTCGGCGGCGCGCCACCAAATTGAGATGAAATTGCATTTGCCGCCGCGTTAAACGCGCGGGTATCGCCGTTTTGTTGCGCAGCGTACAAATCTTTGAGCGATTGCAAGTGGCCAATGGCCGTGTTAGCAGACTCAACTTTTTGCGCTGCTTTACCATCACCCAAGAAAGACTTAACCGCAGCATCAGATGCTGCGACTTCTTGTGCCACTTTGACTGGGTTCGCGCTAGGATTTTTAAGAAACGCGTCCGCCCACAGTTTGGCGTTGCGGCTGTTAATTTTGTTGGGGTTAATTTTGCCAGTTGTAGCCGCACCGTTTTCACCAAACAGAGCGTCATTTTGCTCAGGTGAAAGTCCAACACCCATTGGACCTTGAGCCAAACGTGCTTCGCGTTCAGTTGCGCGTGCATCAGTTAACAATTCGCCTGGAGTAGCTGTTTTGTTGCGAACTTCAGCTGGGCCAATCGCTTTTCCATTAAGAGGGCTGTAGCCTTGACGTTCGACAGTGCCGCCGAGGTCACGTGTTTCAAACTTGGGTAACAGTTTGTCAGCCTCCAGCGCGTGGCTGGCCGCCCACAGACGAACTGAATCTGGGTCATTTGCACGCTTGCGCAATTGCTCAAGCTCGCTAGTCACGTCAGAGTTAGTCTGCTTGCCGTAATCCATCAGGATTGCTTCGGCGTTAGCTGGGTCAGCCATAGCGCGCGTAGCGGCGGCTTTCATCAGCGTCAGCTTGTCTTTGTGCATTGCAATCTGGTCAGCTTGTTGTTTGGCTTGCGCCGCGCTGACAGCGAGTGCTTGTTTGCCAAGACCTTGCTGCATCAAGCGTTGTGACACTTCACCAAGGTTAGCCGCGCCTTTGTACGCGCCGCGCTCAAGCTCAGCATCTTGAGCAGCTTGTTGCGCCTGATTCATTTGCATCTGAGCAAGTTGATTCTGCTGCCCTTGCTGGTATGTTTCCATAGCCGCGTTGGGACGCATAATGCCAAAGTCAATAAGTCCGTTTGCCATAATTAGTCCTTAATTGAAACCCGAAGTGTTAATGTCGGGTTCAAACTGACCCGTAGTCCCACTAGGTGTGTTCCACCAGTTTTTGATCGCTGCTGAGTTGTTGCTTAGCGCGTTACCAATCGTGCCGTACTGGCTGGCGCGGATGTTGCCTTGCGCAAGTGCTGCATTACCTGCGTTGGCGCCAGCAGACATTGCAATGTTGCTTAGGTTTGTGCCGGTAGCGCCAGCAGCGTTAGAAAGTGTGTTGGTTGCAGTTTGGCCAACGCCAGCGAGACTTTGCAATGGGTTCAATAGATTGGACCGGCTTGTCTGATATCGATTAAACGCATTATTGTATTCTTGCGAACCCATGTCTTGACCGTACACTTGCGCTGCTTTTAAGGCGCCGCCCGAAATCAACCCGCCGCGCGCAGCGGCAGAACGATCAAGTGCTTTCTGACCTTCAGACAATCGGAAAGCATAGCCAGGGTCCGCTTGAAAATCTGACATGCCAAAATTCTTGTTGGCGGAACCGTACCCCGCAGAGTTAGGATCTCCCCCTACACCGAGTAGTTCCATTAGCCGGTTTTGCCCTGAAATACCCGCTTGGCGGAATGGTTCTTGCAACGCAGTCTGTTGGTTAAACATGCGCTCTTGCGAAGCCGACGCATTGTTGGCCGCAGAAGCACCAATGTTGGCTGCTTGCGTAGTCGCGTCGGCCTGCTTACTCGCAGGGCCAAAACCAAGTAAGTCTGCGCCTGCGTTAACTAAACTTCCCATATCAATCTCCTAGATTTCTTTTGTAAACAGTTTTTCGTAGAAATGGTAGCCAAGATACTCAAACAATTTTGAGTTATCTGAGTACACCTTTGTTCCCATGATTATTCTGTCAACACCAAGTTTTTTCATCTCGTCTTCAACAAACTGAAACAGTTTTACGCCGATCCGACCTGAACGATGTTCTTTTTTCAGGTAGTAGATATCTTCATGCGCCACAATACATGTTTGATAGTGCAGCATAGGCCCAATCACCATCAACACGTACCCAATTAACTCGCCGTCTTTTCGGCATGTCAACAGCTTCAAAATCCCCATGTCCGCCATCTTGTGATACCTAGTGTAGTCAGGGGCAAGAGGAAAGTTTTTGGAGATAGTCAACTCTTCATAGTGCAACGGATAGATGGCTTTCAGCTCATCTTCACACTGCGCGTAAGGTTCGACTTGATATGTGATCATGCTTTGATTCTACGCCATTAGCTGATTTCACGGCCAGACACCCGAATGTTTACGGCCGCCGCCGTATCAGCAATTGTCGAAATAAATGTGCCTGCGCTTAAGATTTGGCCAACCATCTCAGGAAATGTGTAGACCTCACCAGCCTGAAGCGCCTTGCTTTTGGTCACAGTGTTAAAACCTACCGCTGTGTCGCCTTGGCCCACCAAATGGACCGTAATCATGGCGGCGCCTGCGCTGTAGTTGGTAGCCGTGAATTTATCAATGATGGTTGTGACATTGCCAGCAACCGTATATTGATTGGTTTCGGACGTTTCGACCGCTTTAATGGGGACTAATGTTTTAGCTGTTACGGTCATACGATGGTCCAGACTGAGCCAGAGGATATGGTGACTGTAATGCCAGACGCCACAGAAACAGGACCCGCCGACAAACCGTTTGATCCTGACGCGATTGTATAGCTGGTAGACACTGTTTGGCTATTCACGTTGATGCCGTTGGTCGAGTTGTTCACTGGCGCGGCTAATTCGCCTGTGCTTGGAGTGTACAGGTACTTAGCGTTGCTGGTGTAAATAGTTGTTGGTGTGCCGCTAGTGGCGGCGGCAAACAAGGGGTATACGGCAGTAGCTGTCGTCGTATCGTTGGTAATTGACGCGCCGGATACCACGGTAGCCCATGTGCCGTCACCACGCCAATAGGTCGTAGCTGATGCCCCCGTACCGCTGTTGAGGTTGGTCACAGGCAGGTTGCCTGTCACTTGGGTAGCTAAGCTCACGTTGCTCAGCGTGCCGCCCAACGTCAAGTTACCCGACGAAGTGACGGTGCCTGTTAGCGTGATGCCGTTGACCGTGCCCGTGCCCCCGACCGAGGTCACTGTACCTTGCGGGTTTGCGGCTGTTGTGATGCTGGTGACGCGGCCGTACGTGTCGATCGTAACAACTGGGATCAGTGTGGCTGAGCCTGTAGTGCCCGCAGTAGCAATACCACTGGCCAAATCAATGGCAGGTGTAACGCCTCCAGAGCTTGTAATGCGTCCTGCAGTACCGCTGACGGAGTTGACATACGTGCCCGCAGGCTGCTTGCCGTTAAACGTATTCCAGTCAGTGGACGTTAAGTACCCGCTAACCGAAGTAGTTGCGGCGGCCATACTGATTGCAGGAGTTGTTCCGCCGCTAGACACCACTGGTGCGGTGCCGGTAACAGACGTCACATAGGCGCCAGCAGGCTGTTTGCCGTTAAACGTATTCCAGTCAGTTGAGCTCAAATACCCGTTGGTGCTAGTCGTTGCCTGCGTGATGCCTATCGTTGGCGTCAGGCCGCCAGTTGACGTGATTGGTGCTGTTACGCCAATTGAACTTAGATAGCTCAAAGCAGGTACGTCAGCTGCCACAATGCCACGAAATGTAGGTGTTCCAGCAGTGCCGTTAGGCGCGGCTAAGAAATAGTTAGCTGTCTGAGATGCAAAGTTAGCAGGCACTACGGCCAATGTGCCGCCCAATGTGACCGTGCCCGTTGTTGTGATGGGGCCGCCGGTCAAGGTTATCCCGCTGACCGTGCCCGCCGTGGCCACCGAGGTGACCGTACCGCCCGAAGATGGGCTTGTGTTAGCAATGGAAAAGCTGGGGTACGTGCCTGTGACAGAGATACCTGAACCAGATGCAAGTGCCACCACCTGATCGGGCGCCGTGTTGGTGATATTCAGTGTGCCGCTAGTCGTAATAGGGCTGCCGGTCACCGAAATGCCGGTGCCTGCTGTGGCTGCAACTGAAGTGACCGTGCCAAAAGCGCTCTCGCCGCCGCCGGTTGGGGGGCCAACTTGCAGGTCATCCAGTGAAGTAGGGTTGTTACCTGCGCCTGTCAGGTTGAACAAATTTAAAAAGAACCGATACCACTCACGCGACATCAACCCCGTACGTTGATCGATGAAATCGACGCGCGCGGAGGGAATGTTGGTTATGTTATTTTGACTAGGCATTGGTGGCGGTCACGTCAAGTTGAGCGCCCATGATAGCAATCTTCACTGGATCAGTGCCCGAGATTTCGTACACGCGGTCGCGCAACTTAAGCGTCATGCCTAGTCGACGCCAAAACACGCGGCGGAAGAACTGGCCAATTTTGCCCATGTTCGCCCAATGCTCGTTTGACCACGTATGGCCACCATCATCAGACCAACGTAGCATGACTTGAGGATCGGCGCCTTGGCCATTGTTCAAACCCGTGCCAGATTCGCAATCAAGTTGCAAGCTGTGCTGGGATGACCGTTTGAGGTTGTTGGTGTCCGTGGGCAGCGCGCGCCATGAGCGCAGCCATTTCTGAATGCCGCCATGATCCGCGTAAACATTTAGATCCAAAGTATAGATGTTGCCATTTTCGTAGTCGCCGACTACTGTATAGCCTTGGAAGTTACATTGACAGTTCGAACGGTGGCGTGTGAATTGGCCGTTGCTCCAGCCAGCCCGCTCATGCCAAGCCTGTGTGGCGACGTCGTATACCCATGTGGCGTTAGCCGAAGGGAACGTCAGCACGTAGAAAGCATGGCCATCTTGCTGGTATGTGTAGGCAACAGCATCCGAGATGTTGCCGTAGCTCTGAATGGCGTATTCAATCGCGTGTGTCGATACGCGGGTGCCGGTGTAACCATTGGCACGATAGACAATGCCTTGCCCGCGAGCATCAGTGCCCAGCCAAAACAGTCCGTTATCCAATTTGGCTACCGAGAACGCAGCCACGCAACCGATTTCGTTGAACGCGCCTTGAATGCGCTGCAAAGGAAAATCGACCAAGCCGGCGTCGTACCAGACTTCAATCGAATCAGTGCCAAACACCCAACATTCGCGGTGATCAATGTTGATAGCCACAATGCCGTCAGGTGAACCTTCAGCGCTAGAAAAATCTAACGGGCTGATATCTAAGCCGTTCAGCAATGCGGTCACCCACATACGTTGGCTATTTGGTTCGTTGAATACGAAATAGCCGTCCAAATAGCCTACGGTCACTGCACCAGGAAAATCTGGATCAGTGATCTGCTGAAAAGTATTAGTTACTTCGTTGTATATATATGAGTCAGGGTTGCAGGCAATAAACAGTTGCGTGCCGTTGTCAGCAATTGAAACTTGGCCTGTACCGCTAATGTTACCCAACTTAATCGCAGTTTGTGTAAGCCCGTTTACTTTATAAAACTCAGTTCCCGAAGCAACGTAAAAGTCGTTTCCGTTAGTTTGATGTGACCATAGCCCACGAACGGGGCCAGTGCCAATAGTCTGCTGAAACTTCAACCCAGGCGCGCGGTTTAGAAAACCCTTAGTTTTACCGCCATCAGGTGTAACCTCTGGGAAGAGGTTAACCATGCGGTTATCCGCAGCGTTGATACTGCGGGCCACATAGCTAGAGCCAAGAATCGGCGACTGCATCAATAGTTACCCGCGTAGACGTTAAATCGTTGGCGAGTAGCCACAAGAGAGTAAGGCATTGACATTACGTCGTCTGGGTTGTTGATCCGCTTCAAATCACGCTTAGACACCAATGCAATGCGTTGCACTTGCGGGCTTGGCTCAACGCCAAACTCAGGCGCGATTTCCATTGCCAAACAGTAAGTAAACGCGCGCAGATAGCCTGGCGGGTAGTACAAAACCGTAGACAGACTAGCAGGCTTGTCCAGCTCTTGGACAGACACAAAGTGCCATTCCAAGTCGCGTGTTGGCCGAGGATAGACTGTCAGCGTTACGTTAGGGAAGCCCATGTTCGCCCATAGCACCTGTGGATACGTGGACGACACGGTCTTGACGGCAATACCGTCGTACTGTTGCTGGTTGATGAACTTAACGCCGAAAGACACGTTTGTGCCTGGGTCGCGGAAGTAAGTTGCATCGTCTAGCAAGACGGGGCGATTGCCAATGAAGTCGCCGCTAGGCCCTAGATCACGCGAGATAAGGCCCGCTGGCCATGTAAAGATCTGGTCTTGGGTAACAAATGTGGATAGACGTTCGGTGTTCCATGAATCAATCATTTGATTCATTGCCAGCAAAGCGTCTTGAGACACGGAAGCAGACGGCGTTTCACCTTCGGCGAGCACGCCGAGCAGTCTAAGCGCTCGATTGATCTGTTCGCCAGCGGTGTACGTGGTCATGCTTAAACCTCTTCGGTAATGGCTTTACGACGGCGTTTGACTTCCAGCACGTTCACGGGAGCCGCTTCTTCAGAAGAAGGCGTATCTGGATTGTAGCGCAGCCAGCCGTGTTTTTCATCGTGCTCAGCTTCAGCTTCCATAGAAGCGATTTTTCTGCCGTGCAGGGGATGTTCGAGATAGATGTTCATAGTTAAAAACGGGGCCGAAGCCCCGATACATTAGGCAGTGATGCCGATGTTTTTCAGCGCGGTGCGGATCGCGTTGATAGCAGTTGCCAACTCAGTACCAGTAGCGGTATTGGTGACAGCCGTGATAGCAGCAGCCTGAGCAATAGGAGTAGTACCGTAGAAACCTGCGGTGCCACCTGACTTACCCATGATTGCGCCGTCCAGTTGCTGGTCTTCGTAAGCAACGCCGATAGCTTTAGTATTAGGCATGATCGATCCTTTAAAAACAGGGGCCGAAGCCCCCATTTAGTTTAAGCAACGCGATACAAAGACCAAGCGCCGTCGCCAGTCTTAACTGCACGGTAGGCTTGCGCAGTACCAGCGGTGGTTACAGTCATCAAACCCAAAGAGCCAGACGAACCGATAGTCCAACCGGTATTGGTAGTGATCGTAATCACGCCGCTGCCGGAACCGTTGGTGTTTACCACTGTAAAGTCGAAACAGCTGTTGACTTTGGCACTGGGGACGGCTGCGTCCAAATCAGTGGCCAAAGGCAAAGTGTATGCAGCGGCGGTAGTAGTAGGAGTGCCCAAAAGGATACCATTCAGAACTTGAGCAGCTGTCAACGTTGCCGTGACAGTTGCCGTAGCTGGGGTAGCTTGGGTGCGAATTTGAACTTCGGAGAGGTTGCCGTCACCGATTTGGTAACCGCCAGCGCCGTTAGGGAGTGCCATGATAAATTTCCTTAAAAAATATTACGTAAAACGGGGCCGAAGCCCCATTCGGTTTAGCCCCAGATGCGGCAAGCCATCTGTGGACGGATGGTGCTGAAGCCATACAACACGTCGATACGGCAAGGCAAACGATCGTTGTTGATGTCGTACTGACGAACAACGCGCAAGCTGATACCGTTATGCACTGCGCGAGCAGCCATGTCGACGCCTTGAGGCAACAACAAGTCGGCTGTAGCAAAAGTGATAGCGTCTTTGTGATAGACCAAGTTCTGTGCGTAAGCAGTAGAAGCGGCGCCCACGAAGGTCACAGTAGCATTGATCAAAGGCAGAGCAGTCACAGTGGCGAGTGCAGTAGCAGCCGAGTAGATCGGTGCAACAGTCACAGTCCAAGTGCCAGACACAGCAGTAGCGTCAGCCAAAGCGACGAACTGGAACAACGAACCAGTGGTTT